GTCTCGGCATTCCTGCTGAACCGCTCTTCCGATCTAAAGGTACGCTACTGACCCCTATTTAACGTTTCCCAACGCACTTTTAACATTTGCAAACACTTTGTGGCACGCTTTTTGCTATGGGTCGCCCTTACCGTTTTTTAACATTTGGCGGCGCACTTTGGCACGGTTTTTGTTATGGCTCACATTTAACATCTTTTGCACAAGTTTGGCACGGTTTTTGTTATGCGTGTGCGCCCGTGAAATTGTTTCACGTGGAACACCGCCACACCGATGCACAAAATAAAATGTTTCACGTGGAACACAACACAAAGAGTTAAGAAAAGTTAAAACGAAAATAATTTGTGCGCTTATGCTTGTATGTTAGAAAAATGTTGTATCTTTGCAGTGTTCAATTAAACGATTTGAAAATATGAAAGAGTTACTACAACATTTCAGAGAGCAACCGAAAGAAGCTATTAAAGAAGTTGCAATGTGTGTTATGATTTTCGCCGTATGTGGTGCGATGTTGTTTCTATCTGCAATCTTGCAGGGTTGCACCGTTACAAAGGGCACAACGGTACGGGGCAAGGCTACGATAGTAACCACCGACACTACGGTAGTCAAACACAACGGCACGTTGAAATTTAAGAAGTCTATGTTTAACAATTAAAAGTTTACTACAATGGAAGAAAAAAGAAACGCATTTGACGAATTTTCGTTTGCCGCTTTGTCGGCTTTGGGTAGCCTTATGGCGTGTAATGAAGTTTGCCGCAACCAACGGGCAGTAATGAAAATAAACCGCTTTCGTGCGTGGCTTATGGACTTGAAGCCGCAAGCCAACCCCGAACCGAATTTGCCGTTTGACACCGAACCGCAAGGACCGACAGTCGAATAACAATTAACACCAAGTTTAACAATTAAAAGAATTACTACAATGAAAAGTTTTGCAAGTAAATTTAACAAGACCACGTTTGGCATTGACACAACCGATTTTCAGTACACCAAGTTAGCTGATATTTTCAACTCTGAAAATGAGGGCTGCAAAGATGTGGTACACAAAATCAATGGGCTTTATGTCCACAAATCACAATTAGGCGACAGCCCCGTAATTATTGACGAGGAAAACAAACGGCTGGTGAACCTACCGAGCCACACCGCCGAAACGGTACGTGAGATTTTGGCAGATGCCGAAGCCGTGGAAACAATCAAAAACGGCAAAGTTGGGTACACGATTTACGAGTACGAGAGCCACGGCAAGAAGTGTTACTCTATTTCGTTTGTGGACTTGTAAGAGTTTGGAAAGTTATGTTTAACTTTGTAGGGGTTGCAATGTTTGTAACCCCTATTTAATATAACAGCGTATGGCAAAGTTAGGTTATAAGATTAAGTTTACAAAGTCTGTATTTGGAGCAACCCAACGGGCGAAAATCAAAAAAGAGATATTGCAAGCCGTGGAAAGCAGCCCCGAATATAGAAAAGAGATTGCACGTGTTTTCCAAATGGCAAACCGCCGTATTCAGAACATAGAGCAAAGCGGACAACTTTCGCCAGCCGTGCAAGCGTTAAACAAAGGCGATATTAAGGGGTTTACCAAGTTTTCAATGAAAGGCGATTGGAACACCCTAAAAATTGAGTACGGCAAGGCGATTTCGTTTTTACGCCAACCAACCAGTACGGCGCAAGGTGCAAGGCAGTACGGGCAACACCTGCAACGTATGTACGATTTAACGCCCGATGAGTACAGCCTTATGGCAAGGAACTTGCAGGGCAAGTTAAACAGCGTTTCAGACAGCGAATTTGTGGAACGGTATCTGATGAGGTACAAGGATTTCACGGGCGAAATGGAGCAAAGCGCAAGCGATATAAGCACCCAAATAGAAAGTGAAGCGCAAAGCATATCACGGGCGATTGATGCGGAAATAGAAAGGCAGGCAAATGAGGTTGCGGACGCAATGGATGATATGCAAAACGACATAGAGCGCATTTTGCGCAACTTTAATAAGTTTGGGTTATGAAAAAAATACCTTTTGAGTTACAAGAAAGAATAAACAGCCCGACCGAAATAAACGAAATACTGAAAGCCTCCGTAAATGAAAAGAACATTATCGGAAACAGCAAGGGCGAAAGGTTTTACAACGTGCCGTGCGCCTTTGATATTGAAACTACGAGTTTTTACCGTGATACGGACGGACGGGCGTACACATACGAGCAAATGCAGCGTATGCAGGACGGGAACGGGCGCAAGGCGAAATTAGAGAAAGCCGCAATAATGTACGTTTGGCAGTTTGGCATAAATGGATATACAATAATGGGGCGCACGTGGGGCGAGTTTGTTACGATGATGCAGACCGTAAGCGAGGTTTTAGGGCTGAATGACAAATTACGCCTTATTGTGTATGTGCATAACCTTTCATACGAATTTCAGTTTTTGCGCAAATGGTTTGAGTGGAAACGTGTGTTTTCCATAGACCTACGAAAACCGATTTACGCAATAACAACGGGTAACATTGAGTTTCGTTGTAGTTACTTGCTTTCGGGTTATTCGCTTGCAAAGTTGGGCGAGCAACTTATGAAATACAAGTGCGCAAAAGCCGTTGGCGATTTGGACTACCAGCAAATAAGGCACATCGAAACGCCGCTAACTGATGCGGAAATACATTACTGCATGAACGATATTAAAGTAGTGATGTGCTACATACAAGAACGTATCGAGGAAAGCAAGGGGATAACGCACATACCGATAACAAAGACGGGGTTTGTGCGCAAGTATTGCCGTGCGCATTGTTTGCGTGAAAAAAGCGATGCAGGAAAGACCGTACCGAATTGGGATTACGTAAACTTGATGCAGGAACTACAAATTACGGGTATGAACGAATTTAATATGCTGCAACGTGCGTTTGCAGGCGGTTTTACACACGCAAACGCCGAATATACAGACGAAATAATGTATGACGTGGATAGTTACGACTTTACAAGCAGTTACCCGTATGTAATGATAGCGGAAAAATACCCGATGTCGCAAGGCGTTGCAATCACGGTTAAGAGTATGGCGCAATTTGAGTTTTTAATATCAAAGTATTGTTGCGTGTTCGATATTGAGTTTACCAACATATTTGCCAGCGAAACGCAAGACAACCCGATTTCGGCAAGCAAATGTTTCGTGAAAGAAAACCCGTGCGAAAATAACGGGCGCATTGTGGCGGCGTCAAAAATTGCGCTGACAATTACGGACGTGGATTTCCACATTATCAAAAACTTTTATTCGTGGGAAAGTATGCGTGTGGGTGAAATGTATTGTTATAAGAAAGATTATTTGCCGACCCCGTTTGTAAAATCTATCCTGCATTTGTACGAAAGCAAGACGAAATTAAAAGGCGTTGAGGGCAAAGAAGTGGAATATCTAAACAGCAAGGAAATGTTAAACAGTTGTTACGGTATGAGTGTTACCAACCCTTTGCGTGATGAGTTTACCTATAACGGCGAATGGGATATTAACTCAATGACAGCCGAACAAAAACAAGAACTTTTGTACAAGTACAACACCAGCAAAAACCGTTTCTTGTTTTACCCGTGGGGCATTTTCGTAACAGCATACGCACGGCGCAACCTTTTTACGGGCATACACGAAGCAAAAGACGATTACATATACAGCGACACGGACAGCATTAAGATAATGAACGGCAAGGCGCACGAAGCATATTTCAAGGCTTATAATATGCAGGTGCAAATGAAATTACGTGCAGCCTGCAAGTATCACGGTTTGCCGTTTTCGCTTTGCGAGCCGCAAACGATAAAAGGCATAACAAAGACTTTGGGCGTTTGGGATTTTGAAGGTACATATACACGGTTTAAGACGCTGGGAGCTAAACGGTATATGGTGCAAGAACCGAACGCACTAAAAGCAGGCGGACGGGCATACGATTTTAGTTTAACCGTTTCGGGCGTAAACAAAAAGGCGGCGATACCGTATCTTATTGAAAAGTATGGCGAAAACGGTATCTTTGATGCGTTTACCAACTATTTGGATATACCGCCGCAAGCAACGGGCAAAAACATACACACGTATATAGACTACGAGATACAAGGCGAGATAACCGACTACAAAGGCAGCACGGCGCATTACAACGAACGCACGGGCGTACATTTAGAGCCGACCGGATACAGCCTTTCCCTTTCGGTTATGTACATAAATTATTTGCGAGGTATTAAATTTAAGGACTAAAATAATAAGAGTATGACAACAAGAAAGACAAAGACAGACAAGCCGAAATTTTACGACTTGAAAGCGATTTTAAGCAAGAACGCCGACTATAATGTTATATTTGGCGAACGGTCAAACGGCAAGACTTATGCAGCCTTAAAATATGGTTTGGAAAACTATATCAAGACGGGCAAGCAAATGGCATATATACGCCGTTGGCGTGAGGATTTGAGGGGCAAACGTGCCGAAAGTCTGTTTGCAAATCACGTGGCAAACGGACTTATTGAGGAACTGACAGAGGGCAAATTTAACGAAGTTTTCTATATGTCTAACAAGTGGTTTTTATCTTACTACGATGCTGAGAAAAACAAGCGGACACCCGACCCGACCCCGTTTTGTTACGGCTTTTGCCTTTCAGAGCAGGAACACGAAAAAAGCAGCAGTTACCCGAATGTCACAACGATAGTCTTTGATGAGTTTTTGACACGGCGGTATTATTTGCCCGATGAATTTATGTTGTTTATGAACCTTTTGAGTACGATAATACGCCAGCGCAACGATGTTAAGGTTTTTATGCTGGGGAACACCGTAAACAAGTTTTGCCCGTACTTTACTGAAATGGGTTTGAAGCAAGTGCCGTTTATGGAGCAGGGAACGATAGATATATACCGCTTTGGCGAACACGGCGCAATAGTGGCGGTTGAGTATTGCAGCACGATAGTACAACACAAAGCCAGCAACAAGTATTTTTGTTTCGATAATCAAAACTTGCAGATGATTACGGGCGGTAAGTGGGAACTTGCAGTATATCCGCATTTGCCGTGCAAGTACAAGCCGCAAGATGTGTTGTTTGTGTACTATATCAAGTTTAACGATGTTGTTTTGCAAGGCAACATTATCCAAGTGGGTAACGAATGTTTCACGTACATACACGCAAAGACAACCCCGATAAAAGATGAGGAAAACAGCCTTATTTATTCGCTGGAAATGAACGGCAAACCGAACTACAAACGCAAGTTGTTGAGTACGGCAAGTTACGTTGAACAACAAGTTGCACGGTTTTTCGCAATAGACAAAGTTTTCTACCAAGATAACGAAATAGGCGAGATAGTACGCAATTATTTAATTACGAGTGCAAAGACGAACATTGTTTCGCTTAAATGAAAATAACGGCGGTTTGGTGCAAATTTCGTGCCGAACCGCACGTTTTACGAAATAAATAACTACCTTTGCAATAGGAACTAAAAATTTATTGATATGGACGCAAATACTATTATTCAAATCATTTCAAGTTTGGGTTTTCCGATTGTGATGTGTGGCGCATTGTTTTGGTATATGGTGAAACAAAGGCAGGCGCACCAAGACGAAACGGAACACCTCAAGGACACGATTGCGGAAAATACGAAAGTGTTATCCGAACTTACAACGCTTATTAAAGTTTTGACAGATGAGAAAGAAAGATAACATTTACAAGTTGTACCAGCAACAAGTAAGGGACAAAGACACCGCCGTAACCGAATTTATGGCGAACACGTTGGCGAAAACTCAAAGTATGTTTGAGTATGAGGGTTTGCCCGACAGCATACCGCAAAAGGAATTGGAGCGGCTTTTGCAGACCACGGGCAACGCCTTTGTTACCAGCGTGGACGGGGTTTTGTATGCGCTTTCGGGCGGCAAAGGCGGCGAACCCGATGTTTACGGACGGGCAACGCTTTACACCGTGGCGAACCCTGCATTAAAGTTAAACAAAACCTACGATATACAGAAAGACGGGGTTTTGATTGAGAATGACAGCAACGGCGAAAGCCTTTTGCCGCTTATTGGGCGTTATGCCGTCTTACATACTGACGGGCTTATTTCGTTGAACACGGCAAGCATTTTGACCCGTATCACGATGCTTATAAGTGCCAGCGATGACAAGACGAAACAGAGTGCCGATGAGTTTTTGCGCAAGATACAAGACGGCGAGTTTTCAATTATCGGGGAAAACGCATTTTTCAAGGGCGTAAATATGCAGACAGCCCCGACCACAAACAGCGTGTACATTACACAACTTATTGAACTGATACAATACTACAAAGCGAGTATGTACAACGAATTGGGGTTGAACGCAAATTATAATATGAAGCGTGAAAGGCTCAATTTGGGAGAGGTATCAATGAATGTGGACGTGCTTTTGCCGTATGTGGATAATATGCTAAAAGAAAGACAAAATGCAGTTGAGAAAATCAATGCGATGTTTGACACCGAAATTTCGGTTAAACTTGCAAGCAGTTGGGGTTTGGAAAGGGATAATTACAACGCTTTGGCGGCTGATTTGGAAACGGCAAAGGAAAACCCCGACCCGACAGACGAACCCGACCCGACAGAGGAAACAACCGAAACAGACGGAAACGACACCGAAACAGACGGAAACGACACCGAAACAGACGGAAACGACACGGAAACAGAGGAAACAGAAGAAACAGAAGAAAACAAAGACGATAAGCAATGAAATACAGCGAACTATTTACAAAGGGTAACGGGATATTCCAGGCGGTTTTCAAGACTGAATATCCGACAGAGTACGCCGCAATTTTCGGCGATACCGACCCGACCAAGTTAGACGCTTACGCCTTACTGATGTACGGCGGCAAGACCGTTGTAAGCAGCATAACCAGCGACAACGCAAGCGATGTTGTTTCGGCGGTGATTGCGGTAAACGTGCAAGGCTGGGAACGTGAGGCGGCGGCGATGTTAGCCGATTACGATGTACTGACACCCGTAACGGGGCAAGTTGAACGGACGGAAACCGTAACTTTGCAGGAAAGCACCGACAACACCGAAACGGGCGCAAACAAGGCGTTTAATGACACCGATTTTTCAGACAGCGACCGAAAGACCGCAAACGATGAGAGAAACCGCACCGAGGAACGCCAAACAACCGAAACCAGCAAAGGAACGGGCGCAAGCAAATCAATTTCGACCGAAATTGCAAAAGAATTGCAGTTAAGGCGTGATAATTGGAGAAAAAACATTATCTTTGCACTTGTAAGAGAACTAACAACGAGTATTTACGAATAACTAATTTTTAATTTTTAGCAATATGGAAGTAAAACAGATTTACCAGATTATTAAGGAAGTATCGGGTGAAGTGTTGGGCAAAACCGACATTGTGCTGGACGATTTAAGGGGCATTGTGGATTTGGGCAAAGAAGTGTTCGATCAAAGTGCCGTGGATAACTACGTTAAATCACTTGTAAACCATATCGGCAAGGTGATTTTCGTAAACCGACCTTATGCGGGCAAAGTGCCGTCCGTGCTTATGGATGCGTGGGAGTTTGGCAGCGTATTGGAGAAAATAAGTGCCGATGTTCCCGAAGCAGAGGTAAACGAAACGTGGGATTTGAAAGACGGTCAAACCTATTCGCAAGACGTTTTCCACAAACCGACCGTTACCGCAAAGTTTTTCAACTCAAAGGTTACGTTTGAAGTGCCCGTATCAATCACCGAAAGGCAGGTTAAGGAAAGTTTCAGCAACGCCGCACAACTCAACGGATTTATTTCGATGATTTATGCAGCCGTTGAAAAGTCAATGACTATCAAAGCCGATGCGCTGATTATGCGTACAATTAACAATATGATTGCGGAAACCGTTTTAGCTGATGCGGATGCGTTTGGTGGTACGGAAGGCCGCTTGACAACTGCCAACCTTTCCAAAGCAAGCACGGCACGTTGTGTAAACCTTTTGAAGTTGTACAACGACAAGTATTTCCCTGCAACACCTGGCAGCACCACCCCGAACCCGAACGCACTGACAGCGGCAAAGGCGATAACCGACCCCGATTTCATTCGCTTTGCGTCTTACGTTATGGGTACGTATGCCGACCGCCTGCAAAGCATTTCGACCGGGTTCAATGTTGGCGGCAAGGAAAGATTTACGCCGAAAGATATGTTGCACGTTGTACTTTTGTCCGACTTTGCAAAGGCAGCTCAAACCTATCTTTATTCCGACACGTTCAACCGTGGCGATGTGCTTTTGCCGCAAGCCGAAACCGTACCTTTCTGGCAGGGCAGCGGAAAGAACTACGATTTCGCCGACACGGGGAATATCCAGGTTAAGGGAAGCGGCGGCAAAGATGTTGAAATTTCGGGCGTGTTGGGCGTAATGTTCGACCGTGATGCGTTGGGCGTTTGCAATCTTGACAGACGGGTAACAACCAACTACAACGCAAAGGCAGAGTTTTTCAACAACTATTACAAGTTTGATGCAGGGTATTTCAACGATACAAACGAAAACTTTGTAGTATTCTTTATTGGGTAACTCAATAGGTATTAGATTGTTTAACTTTGGGCGGTGTGGGTGCAGGTGAAAGCGCACCGCACCGCCTTTTTTCTTACCGATATGACAACGATAAACTTTTATTCATACAACGGACACCCGAACACGGTAAACAAGCAGTTGGGCGAGTTTACGGCGATTGAGGGCGATTTGCGGCAAACTTTCGATGTGTTGCGCCCGACCGTCACACTACGAAAGCAGCCCCGACCGACTTTCAATTATTGTTATATACCCGATTTAGGACGGTATTATTTCGTGGAAAGGGTAAGTTTTGAGGGAAACAACGCCTACGAACTTACGTTGCGTGTAGATGTACTCAAAACCTACGAAAGCGAAATTTTGGCGGCAACGGGGCGTGTATCTGAAAGCGACAACCCCGACCCGTATATTTCAAACCGTGATACGGTTTACAAGCGCACCCCGAATTTCGAGAAAGTGCCGTTTGCAAATACGGGCTTACTGAATGAAACGGGCGGAATTATTATGGTAACTTTGAAAGGAACAACCGAAAATTAAAAGGATATGGCAGTAACGAATAAAGTGCCTAACAGCACCGATAACAGCGCATGGCAGGGTGATGTACCTTTTGGCGGCGATTATTGGGATTTGAGATTAGAAGCCAAAAGCGGTTACAAGTTTGACGGTGATATTACAGCCGCTTACACCGACACCAGCGGACAACCGCAAACGCTTGTTTTGACACCCCGAAACGCCTATAATTTGGAAGTGTGGGCGTATGTGTACGACACGGACGCAAACACGGCTTTCGAGATTACGGGCAACACCCGTTTGGATAATGAGTTAGATGTGACAAACGAAATACCCAACACAACCGCAACGGGCGAAAAGTTGGGAAGTCGGGCGGCAAAGGTAACATTAACCGCCGATGAGGGTTTTACGATACAGAGTGCAAAAGTAGCGTTTACGGACAGTTACGGATACTCTGCAAGCGAGGATATGACAATAAGCGAGGGCGGCAAATCTGCAACGTGGCAGAACGATGGTTGCGACCCCGACCGCAGTGTAACAATAAGCGGCGAAACGGTAAGCGAGGGAACACCCGAACTAACCGTTACAAACGAAATAGCGGACACGACCGAACAACACACGTATGACGGACAAACGGCAACTTTTACGGTTAATGGTAGTTATCCAAGATGCCGTTTTAAGCAACCGACCGTAAATTATACGGGTACGGACGGACAACCGAAAACCATACAAATGGAAGTTGAGGTTTTGGAACGTGGAAGCATAGCAACGGCAACCGTTACGGATATAGACCCGACAAAGCCCGTAACGATAACGGGGCAATACTTGTACGCTATAATGATAGAACCAAGTTTAAGTAATTGTTATGCAGACCCCGAATTACCCAAACATTTGTTTGAGGGCGACACGTTAAGCGTTGTTTTGAAAGCTAACCCGAACACGGCGTTTGATGATACGGACGAAATGAAAATACCCGTTTTTTCATACCAAGACGAAAACGGATATTATCAAAGTAAACCGCTAACCGTTTCAGAGGATAAACAGACCGCAACGGGGCAAATTTTGTTAGGTGATTATCAAAGTATGGGAGTAGTTGCGGAAGCGTACCCCGTTACCGTTGTGGGCGAGCAGTACGGGTCTATAAACGTGTATTTGGTAACGCTTGATGAGTTGGCAGAGTTTAGCGGCAAACGGTTTTTCAAGGAAACGGGCACAGACCCCAGCACGGGAGCACCCATATACGAAAACATAGATTTGGGCGCATACGTGAACAAAATACGCCGTGTTTACACCAACATAGGCGCAAGCAGCACCGATGTAATAAGATGCAGTAACTACAACACGGGCGTATCTTGCCACCAGCCGGCGCAAGACAAAATAACGCTTGATTTCGGCACGGCGGTAGTACCAGCGCACAATGAGGATAACACCGACTACGAAAGCGAAATACAAATCTTTTTGCCGTTTGCAGGCTTTGTAAACCTCAATAATGATTATGCAGGTAAAACGATAGCTTTGCAGTACGTTATAAACGTGGTAACGGGCAACGGGGTTGCGCTTTTGTCCTGCAATGGCGTGGTATTTCAAGTTGAGGAAACAGAACCGAGCAGCGAAATAATATACCTTTCACCAAGCACGCAAGTTAAAACCGTTGGCGGCGATGATTGGAACGAAATGTTATATTACGGTTTAGAACCTTACATTTACTGCAAGTGGTACGAGAGCGCAAGCAACGGGCGAAACAACGACAGACAAACGGGCATTTTAGGCGATTTCAGAGGGTTTAATGTGTTCGATGATGTTACACCCATACACACCGCCGAAATGCTGACAGAGGAACAAGAAATGATATATGCGGCTTTGTCTGACGGCGTTTATATTGAGTAACTGAAAGGCAGGACAAAAAGAAAGGCGGCAACTTGATTGTTACCGCCTTTTCTTTGTGCCTTGCTGATTGTTATTTGTCCTGCAATGTTTCAACGCCCGTTAAACCGATGTACAAGTTTGCCGGGTAACATTCGCAAAAGGTTTTGAAACGCCCGATAAGTTTTTTCAGTTGCGATAAAGTCGTATGCTTGATTTTTGCAGGCGACTTCTTTCGCAAACTTGTTGCGTGTATCACTGTTAAACACGATTTGATTTTCTAAAATATCAACACCCGTTTGCAGGCTTTCGGCGATGCTTTCCAAACTTGCACGGATTTCGGGCGCATTTGCAGCCAAAAAGTCAACGTGTTTCTTAGTCTGCAATAACATTTCTTGCAATGCGTTTAACACTTTCTGATTTTGATAAAGTAAGTCAGTTGTTTTCATTTTGATAAGTATTTAATTGTTTAACACGCTGCAAAGTTAAACATTTTATTTTACCTGCAAGCGGTTGGCGTGTTATTTTGTGTTAAATTATTCTTTTAACTTTGTTTAACAATGTGTTCCACGTGAAACATTTTATTTTGTGCATCGGTGTGGCGGTGTTCCACGTGAAACAATTTCACGGGCGCACACGCATAACAAAAACCGTGCCAAAGTGCGCCGCCAAATGTTAAAAAACGGTAAGGGCGACCCATAGCAAAAAGCGTGCCACAAAGTGTTTGCAAATGTTAAAAGTGCGTTGGGAAACGTTAAATAGGGGTCAGTAGCGTACCTTTAGATCGGAAGAGCGGTTCAGCAGGAATGCCGAGAC